TCAACACCTGTCTGTGTGGTGGTTTCTGTTGTTCCTGCTACTTCTGCCATATTTCTATACCTCTGGCCTTAATTTATACGGTTATCCACCGTTTGTAAACGCTATCCTATAATTACGTAGCCGAAGTCGTGGTCTTGACCATTATTGCCAGAACCAACAACAAAGCTACCATTGCTGCGGCTTTTAATCCATGGGTGATTGTGTGTTCCATCACTGCCAATCGCTATCAATAGTATAATGCTAGTTGCACTAGCTCTTTGGTCTGTGATTGTTAACTCTGTAGTGCCTGATGGAAGCGTAAACTCCCCAGTGCTATTCAGCTTACCCTCCACAAGGTTGTTGACCACCTCCGCAACCTCACGAGGCGTACCACCCATATTCGGAAGTCTGCGGTATTGGTTGGCCATTACCTGCGTCCTATCGTGTTAGCATCAACGTCAATACCCTGCGCCTTCTTCCACTCGCCGCTCAAGTTTAAACGCACCCGATGGTAGCGTCCGTTAGAGCGTACAGGGCAGAAGTTGTCACTATTCAAGCTAGATGCGCTGCCAAACGTAAATGTGTCAACCTGACGATTACGAGAGGCAACCTGTGCCGTCACTGTGCCAGTAGAGTTTTCACGCAAGGTAACATATGGAATGACATTGTTTAGCAGTGAGTGAGAACCCTTGCGCACTTCAAACTCGGCAGTCTCCACTGTTGCGCTCAGTGTGCTTCCTGTGAAGGTTTGGATTTTTTTGTCTTTTGAAGCGGCAAATAGAAACTCGCCGCCGCGATAGACAGCACCATCGAGAGAAGCAGGTAGAACGTCAAGATTACCAAAAGCAGCATCAAGAGCTTCAAGAGTGTAGCCAGCGGTATAAATAGGTGCAACCATATCCACCGCAATAGACGCGGTACTCCACTTATCAAGCGCATAGTTATAGATAATAAGTTTATCAGGTGAGCCATTCGTAGCCGCCGTACTCGCATAAGACCAAACAATAATCTGACGAAGCGGGTCAGCAGAGGCAGTCATATTCTTAGCATATGCACCGTCCCAATCTTCCAAAAAGAAACGGTTTACCTTTTCTGCACCGATGGCGCGAGAACGCTCACCATCAAACATATAGAAGCCGTCATCAGCCAGATAGAAGACACTGTGACCGACATTACAAACGCTGCCAGCAACCTTACAACCACGCACCGTCTCCACCTTGTCGAACTGGAATATCAGTGGCGCACCGATGTAACTACCGCGCACAATACCTTTCTCCATAAGAATAGTGGCATATTCGCCGCCGACAAGTCCAGTCACATCACCCATGTCCTGAATGTCTTGGAAGTCAGCTTGAGTCGTAGCAGAAACAGCCCAGCTTGTGTAATCGCCCAATGCAGACCAGCGCACACGGTACGGCTTGTTGCCGTCTGTTGCGTCATTGGTAAAGCCAGTCATTACAAAGTCACGCACCACAGCAAGATACTTGGCTTTCGGCGCATCAGCAGAAAGGTCAGAAAACTGACCAGTAGCAGCGGCGGTAATCGTTTGAATCGGGTCAGCAAAGTTTGTGCTAATTACAGCCTCACCAAATTGCACAAAACGAGGACGGTCATCTGTGCCAGTGCTGTAGCCACCAGTTTTGCTGATGTCATCCAAAGAGCCATCGGTTGTATCAAACTTATAAATCTTTGTGCGGTCAGCCGCATACAAAGCCACATTGCCATCATCGTCAGCAGCAGCAAACATGCCGACAATCACTTGGTCAGCAACACCACTAATCGGAGAAATGTTTTGCATACTCTCATAGCCAGCAGCCGCAGGAATAACATTATTGGCTACTGTAACACCCGCATTACCAAAATCTGATTGGTCAGGTAAAAATTCCCCAAAGCTAATCATTGCGAACTCCAGCTTTCATTTCCAGCAGACACGTTTGTCCAAGTCTCAGAACCAGCAGCAATCGGTGTCCAGCTTTCACCTTCAGCAGACACCACAGTCCAGCTTTCACCTTCATCTGCTATCTCAGACCATACCTCACCTTCGGCTGCAATAATACCCCACAATTCGCCTAGTTTTTCAGCATCTACGGCTATTGTAGCGACAGGCTGCGGATTAGCAGTGGCGAACACTTCAAAGTTAGCAGTGACATCTGGGATGGTAGCAAAGGCTTGTAAGCTGGCTGTAGCGATAGCAAGTAGCCCACCCTCTGCATTTACTGACGCAGACGTAGATGCGGAGCTATCACCGACCCGCACACGGATGCCAGCAGAGCTAACGCTTGCAGAAGAAGAGATAGAGGATGCACCAATTTGGATGCGAATACCGTCAGCAGATACGGAGACATTTGCAGACGGTGACGATGCACCAATGACAACTCTAATGGCTTCTGCTGTTGCTGTAGCTGATGCAGACGGTTGAGCAGCGCCAACAACGATACGCACACCCTCTGCTGACATTGTGGCTGGGCCAGCAAACGCAGACGCACCAAACTGGATGCGGATACCTTCGGCAGCAACGGTGCTGGTAACATTTATGTTACTCGCGCCAAGCTGTATGCGTATGCCTTCAGAAGTTACTGTGGATGCTGTAGATGCTGCGGCAGCACCCTCAAAGATACCAAAGCCAACAGCGGCTACAGACGCAGATGTGGATGGGGTAGATTCACCTTCACGCAGGGCAGCAGTCAGCCAGATGGAACTATCTAGCGAATAGGGAAGACTATCTAAAGTTCCCCAGTTATCTAGCTGCTCAAGATTTGGCCCTACGATGTCAGCCATGACTAGGCCGCCGTAATGTCAACGCCTGAAGCTGCTACCTTAAAGATGTCACCATCATTGATTGTCTTGGAAGCCGTCAATGCTGCGTGGAACAGCAGGTTTCCAGCGCTGGACGCATCGTAAATACCGATGTGCGTAATCGTACCCCAGTTGCCACCAGAAGCAGCAGGGAACTCAACAGCAGCACTGTTAGATGCTGTACCCGATGAGGATGCAGCAAATGCCATTGACTGACGTGCATAGCCGTTGCCGCTTACTTCAGCGCCAGTGCCAGCATCAGTCGGGTCGGCAGTGTGCAGCCCAATATAAACAGCAGACGGAGCAGTCGTGCTGCTCGTGCCTAAAAAATGGTCAAGGAAGGCATCTTCCAAATAATCGCTCATTGCGCTCATGTCTATTCTCCGTAATCAGATTTCATTTGAAGAGCAGAGCCAGCAAACTGACTCTCAGCTTCTTCACGTTTAATCTCTGTAATTGCGCGTGTAAACAACTGCTCATACAAAGCAGTCTTTGCATCATCCATCAAATATACACCAGCAGCGCCCAAAGAGCCATATAGATATGCGTCAGGATGACGGGTTAAAATTGTATTGCTAGTGTTACTGTCAGACAACTCATCTACACCCTCGCCATAAATAAGCTCCGCCGTGTAGGCGCTATCAGGTGTAGGTGCAAACTTAATCTCGCTACCAAAGATTGTGTAGGCACGAGGCTTGCCTGTTGCATTAGATGTGTAATGGCTGTCAAGCGCCATAGGCGTGTAATACTCAAGCACTTCAGCAGGTGTTGTGTTTAACTTTACAGAGCGAATAGAACGCAGGTCAGTTGGTAGGGAAACAAACGCATCACCAGCAGTAAGGGTAGCATTGGCTCGTTTTGTCTGAGAGCGTGTACCAAGCTCACGTCCCATACGCGCCTCTGCAAGAGAGATAAACTCAGGGATGCGGTCAGTTAAATCATCACGAGCCAAGAAGTTCGCAATCGCTGTTTTAAGTTCTGCGTAAGTTCCGATTGCCATTATACTCTACCGCCACTTGTTCTAAAGAACCTGTTGTCATAGTCATTGAGCCATTTCTTCCAGCCTTTAGGGTTATCTTTCGGCTGTCCTAGCTCTTGGATTAGCTGATGATACAATGCTGTGGGTATTTCCGCAACCTTCTGTTGATGTCGCTGCGTATTACCTTGCAGGCTACCAGAGCGGTAGTCATTGCGTTCATCGCGGTTATTAGCAAGAAGAGCATCAACATTCTGACTGCTCTCAAAAATCATTTTACCGTCTTCATCAAAATGCGCCCACGTTTCCTTACCCGTGACCGCATCTTTTTGTACAAGTCGTTTTTTCATCTTTCTCCCCTAAAGTGAACGGGGGTAGCCGAAGCTACCCCCTAACACTTACGACAGGTCGTAAACAGCCGCGTGGGCTTTCGGTGCTGAAACTTTCAGCGTCCACTCGGTGATAATCTGGAACTTCTCAGAGTCACCAGTTTTCGCCAAGTCTTGAACCGTAAAGTTACGGTTCGGCAATGTGCAGATTGAAGCGTAGTCACTGTCGAGCAGATACACGCGGTCATCTGAAGCAAAGCGGTCGATTACAACGTCAAGCTGACCGAAGTCGGACAGGTACAGCGAAACCGAGCCAACGATAGCTGCTTCACGAGGAGCAGTATAGTTGATTTGGTTGGTTGCAACTGAACCGCTATTCAAGTCGCTGAAAGCGGCTTTCTTAGACGGAGAAACAACCAGCATGTTCGGCTGACCACCATCGGTGTAAGCAGCTTGCATAGCAGTGTCGATTTGAGCCAGAGTCATGGCGCGGTTCGTACCAGCCATGTCAGGAACATCCGTGCCGTCACCAGTAGCAGCAGAAGTGCCAGTGGCGTCTTCTACGTTGGTAATCCAGCTTGACAACGTACCAGCTTTACGCGGGTCAGAAGCAGAACGTGCAGTATCAGAGTGCAGGTACTTCTCGATGTCACGACGAAGCTCAAGGCCTTTCAAAACTTTTTGATAGGCGGTTTCACGGTCACGGCCTGCTTTATCAACAGCGTCCAGAGTACCTGAAACTTGAGCGTCTTTTTGCGAGATTTGCATGTAGTTACCCAAACGAGTGGTGGCAGTCGGCGTTGCATAAGCAGCGTCAGCGCCTTCGTTCTGGTAGTTGGTTGCTACAGCAGCAGCCAGTTCTTGTACTTGCCATTCGACAAATACGCCATTTCCTGTCTCTTTTTTCAGAGCAGAAAAGATGGGGGTTTCATCAGGGTCGATGCGAGTGATTACATCACTCAGGTCTTCCCGTTCACCAAAAGCGTTGGCAGTAGTAAATTGAGCCATTTTAAGACCTCATTCTCTCTAGTAGTACATCCACAGCAGCATCTTTGCTGCCAGTTTTTCTTAGGCGTTCAAGTGCCTGTTTGTCACGATTAGCTTTGACTTGCCTCTTAGACTTTGGAGTACCAGACTTAACTGCTTTCGGTGCTTTGCGAACCTTCTTCTGAGCGGCAGGCTTCTTAGCCATAAGCTCATCGTAAAGGTGCGCCTTGCGTAAGACTTCGATTGCACGAGAGTCACTAGCCGTCGCCAGTTCTTCTTCACTGTAACCGATGCGCTGTGCATAAGAGATAACAGCTTGTTTCTCTCGCATAGCCACTTCGTCATCACGCCATTCAGGAATACGCTCAAGCAACTGTTTTTGCTGCTCTGCAAGATACGCTTGGTGCTGTTGCGCCATTTGCTCTTGCTGCTCTCGCTCTACCCTTGCACGTTCTGCCTGTACCTTTGCCACATTTTCTTTGCGGTCACGGAAAGCGTCCCGTTGCTTGGCCCATTCGAGAGGGTCTTCCTGATAGAGCTTGTCCCAATATTCTTTGGGTTGCTCTGGCACTGAGTTAAGCTGGGCTTCAATAGCTTCCAAAGCTCGCCCATACTTCTCGCGTTGCTGCGCTAAAGCTGCCGATTCTGCCTCAGAAGTCTTGCGAAGTTCTGCGGCTTCTTGCATACGCTTTTGCGCGGCTTGTTCTAGCTGATATGATTTGACAAGCTCCTCAGAGGTTACTTGTATCTCCTCACCATCAACTTTTACGGTATAAAGTTCTTCCTCAACGTATTCTACGTCTTCGGGGTCAACATCATACTCTTCATCTTCAAATTCCTCTTCCGACTCAGATAGCTCTTCAGCGTCATCGTCTTCCAGTTCCTCTTCAGATGTCGCCTCAACTTCGTCGATGTCTTCAAGAGTTTCCTCTTGTTCTACCTCTTCGGTTTCGGCTACAGGCTCTTGAGCATCTTCGCTTGCCTCTTCAGGGGCGTTGGTGTTCAAGAGAAGGTCAACAGCTTGACCTTTGTTTAGAGACTCTCCAGTTCCTAACAGGGTGCTGGTTTCATCGCTCATTTCTAATCTCCTCTACGGATTCTTTTGGAGTTTAACTCCAGTTTCGCTAAGTCACCTGTCTCGATGACTTCTGACAAATGGCCTCGCACCACCATTAGTGCTTGGTACATTTGAAAGAGCGTTTCTCGTTCATCTTGCGATGACGAGGAATCTTTCCAAGCGCCGACATACTTCTCCTCAAGCACATCAAACGCCTCAACAATCAGAGGGTCGCGCATCAATGCTTTGGCGCGTTCACCCCTGTTTTGTTCTTCCCTTCGCTTCCCTTCGTCCATAAGTAGTCTCCTCTACTGTGGCAATAATACAACA